AGTTCCGTCTGCTTGTGTAATTAAAGCAGCATAACTTGCTCTTATTTTTTCTAAAATTTGACCGCCGTCGGTTGTAGATTTTTCAGTAACAATTGCAATTTTTGGGAATCTCCACACATCATTATCAGAAGAAACTGGATTTACATCATAATATGCATTAGCCGCATCACTATAACTGTTCTTCTTCACGTCCTTATTTACTTCCTTCATCTTAGTGCCGGAAACTATCTCAGCGGTTATACTAACTTTTCTTGGAGTTAGATACTTTTGAACCGTTTTCTTTCTATCTTCGTAACTTTCCGGTAATAAATAAGCAAACACCGTTAAGTTAAAAGTAGAACGTATAATTCTATCCTTTTCAGATGGAGTTTCTGATGTATTAGTGTAATCATTTATACTTACACGAAATTTAAAATTTTGAGGATCTCCCCAATAATCTTCTGCAGCAAAATTTATTTTTTCTAAAACCGCATTCATTTGTTCAATGTATTCGGTCCATACCATAAATTCATATTCTACCTTAACGTGATCAGGCAATGTTAAACTATATACACTGTTGACAGGAGCAACAGTTTGGTTTAATACACTAAATTTATCGTATTTATTTTTCTCGTTAAACTTAGTAATAACAGGATATGAAAGATATCTATTCAATGTCATCATACTTTCATTTTTTGCAAATGAATTTCTTTTGAACATTATTATAGGCAATTGAATTTTCCCCTGATTATCACGAAGATATCCATCGTTTTTAGCAGCTTTCCATTTTTCAGGATTTCCGTAAATAATTGGCACCTTAACATTTTCGCCCGCGTCAATAACAGTTGGATTAATTACATTTTCTATATATTTTACAATCGCCGTATCAATATCTAACAATGATATTGTAAAATTCTTTTGAGCATCTTGATCACGACGAACATCAAACGCACGATTTGTAGTATTTTCAAAATACTTATTTTGTTGCGTTTTGTCCTCGTTAGAAGGAACTGGGTTATTATTGTTTCCTTTCCAGGCCATAAAATTAATATTGTCTATTTACTAAGTTAATCTTGCTTAGACGGCTATAATGTGTATTACATATTATAGAAAGTGATTTGTCACTTTGTCCGCCCAAGAATTGTTCTTGGACTACATTGTCAACTTCATGATAACGATCATTGAACAAAATCAAATCACCGACTTCTGGAAAGAAATTTGCTTCTCTCAAGTCATATTCTCTAAATTTGTAAACTACGGTTTGATCTCTGTCCGGTCCAAAACCTTCGTCATCTGTATTTATATCTCCTCTGTCAATTATAGCATTGACTTCAACACCTGGATAAAAACTTTTACCTTCAGAACCAGCTTCGCCATATACGTTGACATTTGTTTCTGACGCGGCGATTTTAAATAAAAGTACATAAGTTTGAATAAAATCTTCATTTAATTCACGGTTGATGCCGTTCATAAATGATATATCTCTCGTACTGAAATATCTTCCGTATAATCCCATAAATTATCCTATATAAATTAATAATGGAACGGACTTTAAGGTATCTCGCATTTTTTCGGCTTCTGTAGCTTTTGCTTCCATCATAGCAGTTCGTCCCGTCGCTTCAAGGTTTTCTCTTAATTGTGTTATCAATGATTCCTTTTCTGTCTGTGACTCGCTTCTTAACGTATCTCCGTCAAGAGTCACTTCACCTCCTGGAATAGGAACGGTGCTATATTTTTGTCTAATAGAACCAAGAACTTCCTTACATAATGCCAAGAAATACTTCTTAACCCATTGTTTACCAACGGCGTTTAACTTGTTATAAACAACATTTTGATAAGGAACATTGCTATAGTCACTAACTACTGAGTAATTATCTTCCGGTGAAATTGCACTTTCAAATTTATCTTTTTCCACAACATATTCAACATAAACTTCGTGTTGATAAGTAGGAATTGGAAAAATTCTTAATTTGTTATTTATTACTTCAAAACTATATGCACTCTTACGGACCATATCATTGAATTCAATTGCTTGACCTCTCAACAAATCTTCAAAGATTGGAGTCATTAAGAATTGAGTAGCAGGACTATAACCAGCAAATCCCATTTCATTTAATATGTTACTATATGACATGCCAGTCATACTGAATGGATCATAAATACGAGCAAATGCGGGAGCGGGTCCGTGAAATATTCTTCTAATTTCAACTTTATTACCACATTCTTTTTCACATTCAATCAACTGCGTCAAGTCATAAACTTGTTGGCCTTTATTTAATTGTATACCTGTTCTTTTAACAGGAACATCGCCTCCCACATCAATTTCACTACCATATTGTCTAGATAATTTTACAACAAATGGCAAACCGGAACCTTGAATATTCTTGCCGGTAAGATTATTTGCAGTACTCGATCCTTGTAAATTTAATAAATTATTTCTAATATTAAATTGGTTTACTTGAGCGCCATATTCACTGACTGATTCTTCAAAACATGCATAAAAACTGAGATCGGTTAATTCAATATCAACAATTGGGTATCCTAATCTTTTAGCCGCCCACTCTGCGCTTTTTTGACAATCATATTCAAACATCCCTATTCGGTTTGTATAAGAATTTTCATTTAAATAAAAACCAAAGGGAACAGTATTTATGTTGACTGCACTTCCACTGCCGTTCCATCTAATTGTTGTAGGGTCAAATGCCATATATAATAAATATTATAAAAGTTTGGTTATCTTCACTATTAATTTACCATTTCCTTTGATAACTCGGTGGTATGTTTCTTTCGGTATAAATATTTTCTTTTCTAATAATATAGGTAATTGATTATCAAATTGAAACAACCAGTCTTCATTTTCTATAATTTCCACGATTCTATCCTCTCTATCTCTATGCCATTCCAGTTCGTGACTATCTATATCTTCATCAAATTCTCTGAGATACTCATTGTTACCCAATGATGTTTCTTTAAATGGGAAATCGTTCATTTTATACCAAATATTTTTTTAAACCAGTCTATTATCCTAATAAATATACTTGGTTTTTGGGGGACGGTAGATATTATCTCATTATTATTTTCAAATTTAATCTTTGTATCTCCAACATTTGATCCCCACGCACACATTATAGGCAAACTTTCTTCAATGTATTTATTTGGAAGTATTCTATATCCTAAAGTAATCTTATTGTTTCTAATTACAATATTTTCAAATGCTGGAAACTTTTTATCATCTAAACCGGAATCATAATTATATACAAAAAATGGAGCTGTAAATGGTGGTCTGTCCCATTGATAATATACATCGCCAACAGTTAGTTCTACAACATTATCTTCTACTATAACATTTTTATTGAAACTTATTTGATTTTCATTGGACCATCGTTGACATGTTAAAGCAACAAATGCCCAAACATTCTTAGCTATATTATTTTTAATAATTGCATCATGATTATGCCAACTATCAACATATATACACGGACCTTGGAAATTATTGAATATATTGTTGGTTATTTCTGCATTATATGACTCACCTATTGTAATCGCGTGTAAAGGGCTCTGTTGTGTAACTATATCATATTCACAGTTATCAAATATATTACCATCGACAATTGGATTTGTGCCACCAACAGCAACAAACGTCACTTCAGGACAATGACCATCTTTACTATTTTTCTTTCTGCCTGTAGATGTAAAAATATTATTTAATATTTTTGGACCTTTATCTTTTTTGTCTATAGGAATACAAAATACTGGAAAACACTCCCAAGATTGATCTGCACCTACACCAAAATTTATAAATTTACATCCTTTAACCGTGTTATTTTTACCACGAATTCTTATGGCATAAATCGTAGCACCATCATTATTATTTTCGTAATTACCATCAAATGTGATGCCTTCGATTAAATTATCGTCACAACTTTGATTAAAGTTTGTAGACAACATTCCAGTATTTTCGGCCTTTTTACCCAATAAATGTCTACTGTGTACATCGTCAACAAATTTAAATACTGTCTTGTCCGGACCTTTTCCAATGAGTTTTACACCACTTTTTCTGTTCCAGCCCCAAGTTATTGTGCTGTCACTCCATATGTGACCTCTATTCCAATCAGTATCATTTCTACCAAATACATGTATACCTTCACTTACATAACATTCGCCTGTTTCATCGATACATTTATTAATGTATGGAACAATGTTTTGACCTAAACTATAACCATAATATTCGGGAGTATTCATTTTGTATCACCAATATTTACCTTTACTTTTTGTTCCTAAACTACGAATTCTGTGACTTCTACAACTCCAATATCCAGCCGTGGTTCTGTCTTTTTTTTGACTACATTTATGTCTAGCTCTGAAACTTTTACGACGAGCTGCACTACTTGCTCTTATTCTCATTTTTGGATCGCCAAAAGTAACTTTTTTGATTTTACCTGCTTTACTTTTTACATAAACCGCAAACTTCTTTGGTCCTCCTGGTGTTCTAAAAGGTCTGTTTAAATGAACAGTTCTGCCACGATGCTTAACTTCGTTTATTAAATCATTATCGTCATCTTCTTCGATAGGAGCATCCAAATAAACCTCTCTCCCTTCATAAATTGCAGTTTCTCCCAAATCACTTTCTACAATATCAACATCTTCGTCACTTAGTTCTATTAAATCTTGATTGTATAAATCACGAACTTCTTTGATGAGACTAAAATAAGATTCGCTATAATTTCTAAAAACGTTTTCTTCAAGCGATAAATTTCTGTCAAGATGATATTTTAAATTTTCACTTATCTTAACATCCTTAACCAATTTCATTGGTGTTGGGGGATTTTCAATTTCGTTTAGAATTTCTTTTAATCTCATATGTTAATAAATATCAAAATTTAATCTTTCGTTTATGATATTTTATAGTTGTTTCGCTTAATTTATATTTAATAGATAACTCTTTTACTGTAAACGTATCCGATTTTATGTCGTTATATAGTTCAGTTTTTATTTGTTTTATATGATTTTTTGATTTTGAAATATTCAACCGTCTTTCATCTTTCATCGGTCCTAATTTTTTACCTGTTACTTTATTGTCATATTTATAATTTATTGTTCTAGAAGATAATTTTTGTCTTCTTTCTTCATACATCTTATTACCCGCCACCATTCCATATTTGTCAATAAACCAATTTAAACTGAATCTACCAATAGCTTTTTGTTTTTGTTTTAATAAACTATTATCATTGTGTTTCTTACCAAACATAGGATTGTTCTCACCTGAATATAGTTCAGATAATTGTTGTCTTATATTTTCTTTATTGGGATTGTGCGTAAAATTATCACCTCCACAAGAATTTTGAGCAATATTATAACCTATACCGTTTCTGTATGGTTCAAATACATTTAAGTAATGTTGTTCTCTTTCCAAAAGTAACTTTTCATCTATTATCTCTTCTATAATTTCAAATTTAAATTGGTTTTCGCCATAAAAATTCCAAGCGTTTTGTAATTTTGTATTTATATGTGCTTTTTTATTTAGATCGTTTTTATGTTCCCACCATCGTCTATCAACATCTTTTGATGATCCTATATAAAATTTACCATTTTGTGTATTTGTTATTTTATAAATTCCCATTTTCATACCTTACCATAAATATCTTGAATTTTCCTAAAAATAAAATAAAAAAACTCCCAACATTTCTGTTGGGAGTTTGCGTAATATTTTTATAAATATTATACTTGATCTAAATCAGCGACAAGTATCTTGCCATAGAATTCTGGGCGGACAACCTTCTTGGCATAACGAGTCATCACACCACGACGTGGAGTGAAGTTGACTGGATCGTATACCAATGGGGTTTGTACGAGTGGGATGTATGGAGCATACACAGCACCGGTTTCTAGGAAGTTATTTCCACGGAAACCAACCAAGATGGTGTTTTCTTGCATGTATGGGTTCTTGTAAACTTGGAAGCGACTTGCGAAGCTACCAACACGGCTTACGCCCATTGCGAACTTAGCAGAATCACCGTCAGTGTTTACAACATATCCTGGGATTGATTCCAAGATGGTTGCTACGTCTGGTCCACAAACCAAGAAGTTGGCGCCACCACGTAGAGTCAATTGATGAATCTTGTTAGAGACCTTTTGGATCTTGTTACCAAGAGTTTGGAACCAAGTGCTCTTTACGTAAGCAGTACGGTTTTGAGCATCGGTTGTACGGCTGAAGGTGACTGAACCATTGCTGTTTACAGTCTTACCAACGAACTCGGTTCCGATAGCAGCACTCCAAGCTTCGGTAGTAGCACCTGGAGCAGCATTAATCAACATGTCAAGGATTTCAAGATCGATTTCCATTGAAACATATTCACTCAAGAGAGCAGTCAATTCTGCTTCTGCATCGATGCTGTGGTAAGCATTCAAGTCTTGAGCCAATTCTGGGGTCCAGACAGCCTTCAACTTACGAGTCTTAGCAACGATAGGTTCACTCTTGAGTTCCAAGTTAACTTCTGGAATACCGATATCGGCAGACAATCCAGAGGTTCCTGCAGCAGCAGAGGTGAATGTATCTTCGAAGTCACCACGGGTTGAATCCGTTGGTTGCTTATCATAATACAAGGTTACAGATGTACTTGCGCCAACTGCAGTCAACGATCCGGTGTGAACGAATACGATTCTGTAATTTGGAGCGGCATATGTTCCGGTATTAATTACCTTAGTGAATTCATTCAATACACTTGAACCGGTGATACCGGTTCCTGCAATTACGAATGCACGAACCGCATTCAAATCAACACTTGCACTCAATGGGTTAGAATTAATATCAAGCGTAATAGTTTGACCAACGAAGGCCTTTGTGCTTGAAGTATAATTTGCATCCCAATTTACATCATTTGCGCTAGCTGAGCCAGTTATGGCAACCAAAGCCAATGATTGTTGTTTTTCGGTATATCCATAACGACCTGCGCCATAGAGACCGTTTACTGCGTCATCGGTTGAACCAAGTTTGTTGTTTGACAACGAACCACCGAACAACGAACCGCTGTAGTCAGTTGCAGCGCTAGGAACGTTAGTACCATACTTGAAATCAAGATAGAAGATAAGACCGCTTGGGAGATTCATTGGTTGAACCGAGACGAATTCCTTTGCACTGATTTCAGCAAATACACGGCGAACCAATGGAAGAGCTACGCCAGCCCATTGTTCACTGTTTGCTGAAGTACCAGTTGCGGTAGCTTCATCAAGAAGTTGCTTTGCTTGGTTTTCCAAAAGAATGGACATATTTGCCTTGTCAACGCCTTGTAGGCCTTCTAGCAAGCCAGTCTTGTCCCACTTTTGTTGTAATCCACGGGTTTCAGCCATCAAACGGGCTTGTGGATTCATATTGTTAGTCAATAGACTTTTGATATCACTCATATAATTTCTGTTTTATTAGTTGTTTTTAAATACTCACCTGGTTAAATTACTTCTTGATTCCGGCGAGTTTTTGGAATCTTGAAGCCATCACGTTGCTGTTTTCAACAATAACTTCCTTTGCAGGAGCGGTTGATGCAACTGGTTTACTTGCCAAACCTTCGGTGATAGTCTTTGCAGTTGTATTTGACTTCTTGACAACTGATCCACCGGAACTATATGATTCGGACAAAATAGCATAACTCAACTTGACTTCACGAATGGACTTAGCCAAGTCGAATGTTTCAACGACCTTGGTCTTTTGTTCCTTGGTCAAGTTGAAAGTATTGAACAATTTGTTGGTATAAAGCAACTTACTGTTCAACAAATTGATTTCGCTCAATTGATTACGAAGATATTCTACAACCTTATAAGCTTCTTGCAATTCAGCATAGACAGCTTCATCGGTCTTTTCTTTACCTTTTTCTTCTTCGTCTTCTTTGCCTTCTTTCTTTCCTTCTTCGATTTCTCCTTCTTCGATTTCTCCTTCTTCAAGAGAAGCAAGAAGTTCATTCAAATCGATTTCTTCTTCGATTTCTTCACCAACTTGAGCGGTTGGTTCTTCAACTGCAGGAGCAACTGGTGCTTCTGGAGCAGCAGCAACTGGTGCTTCTGGAGCAGCAGCAACTGGTGCGGCTGGAGCAGCAGCAACTGGTGCGGCTGGAGCAGGTTCTTCGCCACCTTCTTCCAATTCAGCTTCCAATTCCTTCAAGATTTCATCAATTTCTTCATTGGTTACTGTTTCTTCGCCACCTTCTTCTTCAATTGTTTCACCCATATGACCTTCAGCTTCTTCAAAAGGAACAACCTTTGGTCCACCTTGAGGATTTTGATGAGTTACTGCACCTTTGTCTGGAGCATGCGATGATCCAACACCGCCGGAACCAATTTCAGAAGAACTTACAGCTTCATCAGCTGCAATTTCTTGTTTTAGTTTTTCTGCCAACATTGCTTCGGCCTTAGTATTGAAGGCTTCTTCCAATGCGGCTTTTGCATTTGCAAGTGCAGTAGCACGTACTGCCTTTGCGTCAGCAATAGCTTCTTTTAATAGATTTGACATAATGTTATATTGATTTTCTGAAGTTATTGAGGATAAACTTCAATACGATTTAATTTAATCTTGAGCGGCAAAGAAAAGCCGTAATATAAAATATAAATATGAATAAAAAAATGAAAATAGCAAAAAAATTAGATATTTATAATATTATGCCATACACTCACAAAGGAAATTGTGTTTACAAAAAAGACACAGGAGAGAAAGTAGGATGTACAAAAGGTGACATCAATAAGTATTTAGCTGCATTACACGCAAATGTGCCAGACGCAAAAAAAGAACAAATTCGTTCTAAATTAAAAGATGTTCTTCGTGAAATAATAAAAACAGATAAAATTATAAAAGAAGGTACTGATAATAAAAAAGATAATGTTTCATTAGAAAGTCAGTTATTGACAAATAAAGGATTAAATTTTACCAACGAAGAAATTGAAAAAATAAAAGATATAATTAAACCAACTAGTCCAAATTTAGAAAATCCAATTGGTAGAGGTCAAGAATTAAGTTTTCAAAAAGAAGTAACTACAAACAATTTTTATTTTATAATTAAGAAGTTAGTAAATAAAGGTGACAGTAGTGGTAAATCAATAAAATATGGTGTATGGTATGTTACGTATACAAAC